CTGGATCAGGCTGTTGCACAGTTACAAGCTAATCCGCCGCAGCCTCCTCAACCGTCTGCACAAGATCAGGCAGAGACAGCGGCAGAAGTGGCAAGAGCCAAGGAAAGAGAAGCCAGCGCGATAGAAACCCAGGTAGACACTCAGACCAAGATATTCCAGCTAAACCAGATGGCAAATAACGCTGCACAGCCAAAACGTCCTTTGCCACCTATTATCGGATGACCAAACGCGGCGCGAGAATAGATGCTTTGCGAAAAGAGTACGGTGGTTTTAACAAGCCAAAACGTACTCCATCTCACGATAGTAAATCTCACGCTGTTTTAGCTAAACAAGGCGAAAAAATACGTCTAATACGGTTTGGACAACAGGGAGTAAGCGGATCTCCGCGAAAAGAAGGCGAAACAGAAGCGAGTAAAAATAGACGTAAATCATTTAAAGCGCGTCATGCAAAAAACATTTCAAAAGGTCCAATGTCTGCTGCTTATTGGGCAGATAAGGTCAAATGGTAAGGAGAAAGACAATGCCAATGGCTAAAATGCAAATATACGCTGAAATTCTGCGCCAACTGGGAGAAATCCCTAACGACTATGACGACGATATGATGGCAGAAGAAGAAGCCATGGCAGAAGAAGAAGCCATGGCAGAAGGCGCAGAGATGGAAGAAGAAGCCTACGACAATGCCAAGCAAGTCTAAAAAACAAGCCAAGTTTATGGCTGCTGCGGCAAACAACTCTAAATTTGCTAAAAAGGCTGGTATTCCTAAGTCGGTAGCCGAAGAATACGCCGCCGCCGACAACAGGGAATCAAAACAGTCAATGCAAGCACAAGCATTAAGGCAAAAAACATGAAAAGAACCTACCGCTACGATAAAAAGCTAGACAAACTCGTTGAAATAACGAGGCAAAAACAAGGTCCAGCCGACAAGAAGATATTTGTTTCTGACGCTCATTATGATGGGTTAGTTGCGACTGATGGAACAGACATAGGCACAAGAAAAAAGCACCGCGAATACATGAAGCAAAATAACCTTACCACGATGGATGACTTTACTAATAGTTGGTCGGAAGCAAAGGAAAGCCGTGAAAATTATATGCAAAACGGCGGAACTTTTCGGAGAGAAGATATTGCTAGAGCTATCCACAAAATAGAAAGCAACTAAAATGGATGAAGAACCTACCACAACAGAAGAAACTAGCTCTTTAAGAGATGCCATTGAATCGGCTGTCGGACAGGAAGAAGTTGTTGACCAGCCAGTACAAGAGGAAGTTCAGCAAGAGGTTTCTGACACTTCTGACTCTTTTGACACTGAAGCCATTGAAATCGAGCCTCAAGAACAGCTTGAACCTGAGTTAAGCGATGAACCAGCGCCAAAAGAAGCTATCCGACCTGGGCCTAAGTCTGGGCCAAAGAAACAAGAGAAAGCGCCTGTTTCATGGCGACCTGACGTAAGGGAGCATTGGGCCAAGCTACCAGATAGCGTTAAGAGTGAAGTACAGCGCAGAGAACGCGAAGTACAGCAAACACTGAAAGAGTCGTCGTCCGCTCGTAAATACGCGGAAGCCATAAATAAGGTTATTGAGCCTTATCAGGTGTTTATTAAGGCTGAGAACAGTAATCCGTTACAGGCTATTGATAATGTCATGGCTACTGCTGCGAAGCTGCGTACAGGCACAGCGCCAGAAATTGCACAGCTTGTTTCTGGTATTGTGAAGCAATTTGGTGTTGGCCGGTTTGGACAAGACTTTATTTCTCAGTTAGACGGGGCGTTGGTCGGAGAAATCCCGCAGAATCACGATCAGAACACTCAGTTGCAGCAAGCCATCCAGCAACAGCTTCAGCCCGTTCAAAACTTTATGAATGAGTTTCAACAAGCCAAACAGAACCAAACTCAACAGATTCGCATGGAGGCTCAAAGCGAAGTTCAGAACTTTATTGAAAATGCTGAGTTTTCAGAAGATGTGCGCGAAGAAATGGCTGATTTAATGGAGGTAGCTGACAGGCGTGGGAGAGACCTTTCATTACAAGACGCTTACCGACAAGCCTGTCTTGCTAACCCAAGGGTGCGCGATGTTCTTCAAAAAAGGCAGAAATCTAAGGGCGCGCAGCAAAGCACAAGCGTGGCGCAAAGAGCTAGAGCCGCTGCGGTAAGTGTTTCTGGTGGTCCAGCCCTGGCATCTCCAAACAGCCCTGCTGCTGTTGATATTAGATCAGCGATTGAGTCTGCTATTGCAAGCAACTCACGCTGATGGTAATGTTGCAAAAGTGCAACGCTTTAACGTAAGCCACTCTTTTAGAAACTTACGACTTTAGGCAAGCACTTTTGTAATTAAGGTATGCAGCGACAAGCGTAAAGAAGGCTATGCCTCATCTTTACGGTTACAGGCGCTAATGCCACCCTTGTACGGCCATTCAAGGGACATGACGAGCCACCAGTTCGGCTGCATGAACAGGTGAAAACATCGCTCTGCAAAACGCGGAGCCTAACGTCATGGAGAAAACAAATGGCTTTTGCCAACTCGTCCGTAACGGACATCATTGCGACGACTATTCAGTCTCGCACAAAACAGATTGCTGACAACGTAACCAAGAATAACGCTTTGCTTGCTCGTCTTAATGAGCGTGGAAACGTCAAGCCTTTTGGCGGTGGTAACGTCATTATGCAAGAACTCTCGTTTGCTGAAAACGGCAACGCTGGCTTCTACAGTGGCTATGATCTGCTGCCAGTAGCTACCGCTGACGTAATCAGTGCTTCTGAGTTCAACATTAAACAGCTTGCTTGCCCAGTCGTTATGTCTGGCCTCGAAATGCTACAGAACGCGGGTCAGGAACAGTTCATTGACTTACTTGAAGCGCGTTTAAACGTCGCGGAAAGCACGATGGCGAACAAACTTGCTGAGTCCATTTACTCAGATGGTACTGGATCAAGTGGTAAAGAAGTAACGGGCCTAAACGCTGCGGTGCCTTCTGACCCGACAACTGGAACCTATGGCGGCATTGACCGTGCTACTTACACGTTCTGGCGCTCTGGTTTGTACGACTTCAGCACTGAAGGCGTGACTCCTTCTGCTACGACTATCCAGGCGGCTCTTAATAGCGTCTGGGGTAGCCTTGTAAGGGGTGCAGATCGCCCTGACTTGGTGGTTTTGGATAACACCTACTGGACGTACTACATGGGTTCCCTACAGGCCCAGCAACGCTTTACAGACGCAACCACAGGCAACCTTGGCTTCCCAACTCTGAAGTTCATGGACGCTGATGTTGTGCTTGATGGCGGAATTGGCGGATTTGCCCCGACCGGCACTGGCTTCATGCTGAATACGAAGTACCTTTTCCTTCGTCCTCACCGTGATCGCAACATGGTAGCGTTGTCTCCAAAAGCTCGTTACGCGACTAACCAAGACGCTGAAGTTCAGATTCTTGGCTGGGCTGGTAACTTGACTTGTTCGGGGGCGCAGTTCCAAGGGCGAATCCAAAACTAATTGACCTCGTGGTAGGGTCTGCCTTGCCTTGGCGGGCTTGGTAATACCCATGACCGCCAAGGCATTTTTTTAACTAGGAGAAATAAAAATGGCTCAAGCAACCATTGGCATTAGTGCCGACCAAGTTACTGCTTCAACTGATACTCCCGCGTTCCGTCTTGGTACTGTTGGTGGTTATGATGACCCCACCAACGGCTATCAGGAATTTGTCTACGGTTCTGCAAACGGCGCAATCACTGGCGCTGGATATGGTGTTGTCGAACAAACTGGCTTTGACTTTGCCATGGCATCGACCACAACCACTGCGCCTGGATCGTCTGGCTACGGCACTCGTTTTGGTGCTGCCCAGGCTGCTCTTGCAGACAATGAGTTTGGCTGGTTCCAAATCTACGGCAAAGGAAGCATTCGCACTTTAGCTTCTGCTGCCAAAGGCACTGGACTTAACTCAACTGCAACTGCTGGCGCTCTTGATGATGATGGAACAACCGGCGCAGAAGCTATCAGTGGCATTGTTCTTTTGACTGCTACTGGCGGCTCTGCTGCGACAAACGCTGACGCTGTGTTCTCGTACCCAACAGTTTCAACAACTCTGTAATACTAAAAACAGCGCGGAGACCCCTCTCCGCGCTGTTTACTACCCTATAAATTCTTTACATAAAAAAGGATCAAAAATGAATATCCCTACCGCAGAAAATACAGATTGGTCTTCAATAGCAAATGCCCCTGGGCTAGACGAATCAAGGTTTGCTAATGACGATAAACTATTTGTTGAGTTCTTTAGAAAACCCGCTCTTACAGGCTGGAGAGAGCCGAGAAAATGGACGAGCGATTTACAAAGAAATCGACTACATACGCATTATGGTTCCAGGCGACAAACTAAGTGTTGTTGTTAGACCTGTTGATTCGATTGATGAGCGCCGGTTCAAAAGCCGTTACGATAACTGGAAAGCTGGTGCTGGTAACGTAGTTGAGGGAACGCCATTAACGTCTTTGCCTTGTATAACTCCGGCTAAAGGTGAGGAATACAAATACTTTAATATTCACACCGTTGAGCAGCTTTCTGCTGCGTCTGATAGCGTTGGGCAAAACTTTATGGGCTTTTCGTCTGATAAAAGAGCAGCAACAGCGTTCATTGAGTTAGCCAAAGGCAATGCTCCACTTGAAAAAATGAACGTAGAGCTAAAAGAGCGCGATGCTAAGATTGAAGAAATGCAATCGCAAATATCAGAACTTATGAAGATGTCCTCTCCGCGTAAAAGCAAAAAAACGAAAATTGAAGAACAAGTAGAAGATTAAGAGGTTCTAATGGCTTATCAGATTATTGATGATAATAGTCTAAGTGCTATCGTAAAAAACATAGCGCAAATGGTAAGTTATCCAGAGCCGGTTGACCCTGCGGGGGATACAGACACATCTGTTGTTCAGATGGTGCAAGCAGTCAATCAATCTGGCTATGACTTGCTTTCTTTGTATCCCTGGCAGGAGTTGACTAAAAGCTATGACATGAGCATAGAGGCCGACACTTCTGGTCAAACCGAAAAAGCGTTTACTTTACCTACCGACTTTTACCAATGGGTAGATCAAACTCAATGGAACTCTACAAGCCAGTGGCCCGCTATTGGTCCTGTTTCTCCGCAAAAGTGGAAACAACTGATTGTCAGAACAGTTTTGCCAACGCTTTCTTTCTACTGGCAAGTTAGAGATAACGAACTTTACATCCTTGCTCCACCAACAGACGCGCAAACACTAACCTTCTTTTATCAATCTATGGCGTGGGTAAGAGACGCTGATAACGCGGATTTATATAAAAACCGCGCCACGAAGAATGGCGATACCATTCTTATAGACAGCAATCTTGTTACGCTTTTAGGCCGGGTAAAGTGGTTAGAGATGAAAGGCTTGGATTCAAGCGCGGCTATGCGTGACTTCCAGCTTCAGTTTGAAAACAGAAAAGGCGGGAAGATAGGCGCTCCGGTTCTAACAATGTCCCGTAGTTTTGGTTTCCCTTATATTCAGCCGTTGTCAAACACACCTGATACTGGCTTTGGAAGCTAGATATGCCGCTTGTTCCAATCAAGCAATTTAAAACACCTCGGTTAGCAGCCGCAGCGCAAGTGTCTGGTCTTGGCATTGCTCCTGCGCCTGTTGGCGGGTTGAATTTCCGCGACCCAATTAACGAAATGCCGCCAACAGACGCTATGCTGCTGGATAATTTTATACCAAGGCGGACGGGCGTTTCTTTAAGAAAAGGCTGGCAATATCACACTAGTGCCATAGCTAATGACATAGAATCGCTTTTTTCTTATAACGCTGCCGCACCAGCAAACAACAAGTTATTTGCTGCGTCTAACGGCGATATATATGACGTTACTACCGGAACACCTAGCGTAAGCCAAGCAAGCACCGGCTCAACAGAAGATATTTGGATAACAACTCAATTCTCTAATTCTGCTGGCACTTACTTGTTAGCGGTGTCTCCTGGCGCTGGATACTGGACTTTTGACGGTACAAGCTGGACACAGCAAAGCGTGTCTGGTTTACCAACAGACCTGACAAGCGTT